TTCGGCACCGTGGATAGCTTCTTGTTGTGGCGGCTCACCGGCGGCAGGGTGCACGCGACCGATGCCACCAACGCGGCCCGCACCCTGTTGATGGATATCCACAGCGGGGGTATGACAAGGCTGGCGTTTTCCCGCCCGGTTCCGCCGCAGAAAGCCGCGTCGTTATTGGTCTTGTTACGCTGTGCTACGGAGTGTTAACAATACGGCGCGGCAAGGCTGAACATGGCTGTTTTAGCTGCTCTAGATACCCGGTTACCCGACAGTCGAGGACAACGACATGCCCATTCTCACCCCGCGCTTCATCGCGGCCGCCAAGCCTCGGCGCGATGCCGCTGGCGAGCTTATTCGCACGGAATATCCGGATGCCGGCAGCGGGCTCTACTTGGTCGTCCAGCCATCCGGCGCCAAGGCGTTCGCCTTCCGCTCCCACCGCAACGGCAAGACCGCGAAGAAGACGCTCGGCCCCGCCGCCGGCGAGGGTGCGCTCACGCTCGGCGTCGCGCGGGCCATGGCCGCCACCTTGCGCCACCGGCTCGAGCGGGCCGTGGCCGAACAGGGGATGGGGTGTCACGGGGTCACGCGTGTCACGCCCTTTTCGGGAGGGGGTGGGAGTAGCGACAGCGACAAGATCGACAGCGATAAGATCGAGGCCGCGGCGGCCACGTTCCTCGATCGTCACGTCTATCGTAAGAACCGTTCCTCCAGCGCTCGCGCCGTCGAGGCTGCCTTCAACAATATCGTCTTGCCAGCCTGGCGTGGGCGTACCATCACCAGCATCCGCAAGCGCGACGTCATCGAGCTCGTGGAGGGCGTCGCCGCCAGCGGCCGCGGCTATCGTGCCAACCGGGTGCTCGCCACCCTCTCCAAGTTCTTCAACTGGCTGGTCGCGCGTGACGCGCTCGCGTTTTCGCCCGTTACCGGCGTCGAGCCTCCGCACAAGGAAGAAGCGCGCACTCGGGTTCTCAACGACGATGAACTGCGAGCCTTGTGGCTCGCGTGCGAGCCCGAGGGGGCGCATGGCCAAGCCATCCGGACGCTGATCCTCACTGGCACACGCCGCTCGGAGGCCGGCGAATGCGTGTGGCCAGAAATCGACGATAAGCGCCTGCTGTGGACGCTGCCTCCTGCGCGCACCAAGAACGGGCGCGAACACGTAATCCCGCTAAGCACGCAGGCCTGGGCGCTGATCGATGCGCGTCCGCGGGTTGCCGGCTGCCCCTTCGTGTTCAGCACCGATGGCAAGGTGGCCGTCAACAACTGGAATGAAGTCAAGCGCAGGCTCAGCGCCAGGGCGGGGATTGCCGCGAACAGTTGGCGCTTTCACGATCTGCGCCGAACCTGCGCGAGCGGCATGCAGGAATTCGCTAGCGTGCCGGTGATCGAGAAAGCGCTCAACCATCAGAGCGGCGTCTTCCGCGGCATCGTCGGCGTCTACCAGCAACACACCTACACCGGCGAAATCCGTATCGCTTTGCAGAAGTGGGCCGATCGTGTCGAGGAGATTGTCAGCGGTAAGCTAGTCGAGCCGGCTAAGGTCGTCGCTCTGCACGGACAGCGGTGACGATGCCGCCCAGCGCGCCGCCCGATATTCGGCTCTCCGTCCCCGAGGCTTTCCAACGGTTCCTGCATCCTTACGAAGGTGCGGGGCATTTCGCGGGCGAGCAACTCGATGAAGCGATGCGGATTGGGGGTGGTGCTCCCCGCGGTGTGCGGTCGTGGTTTGGCGACGCGCTCGTTGACCCAAACTCGTATGGCCGACACTTCGGTGTGCTGACGAAGGAACTGCCTGACAATCAATGGGACGTTAAGATCTGGCCGAAGGGCCCGCCGGTGGATCCGCGGTTCGCAGAGCAGGGACTATGGAGCGTTTCAGCTAACGACGTCGACGCTCGCATCAGGCTCGAGCAGGAAGCGGCAGGCGCTCTCGATAGGCTCGAGCGGGAACAGGAAATCATTCGGGAGGCTTTGGACACCCTCAACAGGTTAATGCAGGGCAGGCTTGTGCAGGATTCGGAAGTCACCGAAACCCTGGATCAGCTGAAGCAGGGTTTCGAGCGGATTGAGGGAGACCTGGATAAGCTCAAGCAGAATGTTGGCCAAAGTCTGCCCGCCCAGAATCCTCGCGGTGCCGGCAGGAGGCGGAAGTTTGATCGGGAGTTTATTCTAATCGAAGCCGCGGCTCATGTTTGGATAAATGGTTTGCCGTCGCAACTTGACGAATTGGTTGTTCAGCTGCAGGAGGCGCTGAGCGACGACATGCCAAAGGATACGCTGGCGAAGGAAATCCTCGGCCCGTTCTTTACGCGGATGGAGCAGGTGCTGGGTCGCTAATTAATTCGCGTTGATTTCCGATCTGACATTTTCAGTTGTCGTGGTTTGATCGCTTCGGTTTCTAACAAACCGAGGCGTTGCAAATCATGGCCGAGGCCAAGACGACCGCTAAAGCGGTCCTTCTTCCTGATCCGGCCGTGGCGCGACGCTATGGCGTGCATCCGCTCACGCTGCGCCGTTGGGACAACAATCCCGACCTCGGCTTTCCTCCAGTCGTCATGCTGAACAAGCGTCGCTACCGCGAGGTCGAAGCGCTCGACGCCTGGGACAAGAGGAACAGCCGCGAGGCCGCGCAGCTGCGCGCCGGGCTGACGCCGCGGTCTTCACCGCGGCTCTCACCATCAGGGCCACCAGAAGAGGCCGCTTAACCAATCTGCTGTCGCGCCCTGGCCGCCGGGCGCGAGAGTCTTGATCGGGGCGGTGCGTGAATGAGTGGGACCGGCCAGCGTGACCAGCGCGATCGTCGCTGGCCGGGAGAACTGAACTTCCTCAACGGGCCTGCCAGGGCCCCATAGACATGGAGGTACGTCTATGAAGTCGAGATACAACGTCGCGGCCGGTTGCGTCAACGGTAAGGGCGTACATCACCGCAAGCTATCGCAGGCGGAAAAGGCCTGCATCATCGCTGACATCTTGGCCGGCAACGTTCCTTATATGCCGAGCCAAGGCGAACTCTGCGCCCGCTTCGGCGTCTCATCATTTCTCGTTCGCCGGGTGCAGAGGCTCGGCCACAATGGCTCGGACGCGGCGAACGGTAATGGCGACGCCCACGCCGACACCGACGCTGACGCCGATACCTCGGTCACCATAGAAGAGTTGATGCCTGCTGCACTAGCTCAGGGGCGGGTTGCTGAGGCCGCTGCGTCCGAGTTCAAGCTCGAGGACGTGCCCCCGTCCCTGATCCGCGCATGTGACGCCGCCGACGCCAACGAGCGTGAATGGTTCGTACGTTCGAAAATCAGCGAGCTCTGGAATCCGGTCACGCGTTTGATCTCGTACGTGATCTCGTAAGAGTGACTCGTCAACTTGGCGTCTCACGAATGGGGCGCCTCTCTTTTTCCTGGGAAAGTTCTTAATGTCCCGCCGTCGCCCCGAACAGCAACTCCAGAAGGCCGTGCTCGAGCATCTTGCCTGGCGTGGCGTGCGGGGACTATTCGCGTTCCACTATCCTGCCGGCGGTTGGCGGTCACCGATCGAGGCCGCGATTTTTAAGTCTCTCGGTGTTGTCGCTGGCATTCCGGACATCCTGATCGTCTATCGGGGGCACCTGTATGCGCTCGAACTGAAAACTGCGCACGGCCGTCTGACCCAAACTCAAATCGACACGCAAGCGCGCATGCGTATCGCCGGCGTGACCGTCGGCACCGCGGTCGAGCTCGATGCCGCGCTCGAGCGGCTTTACCAGTGGGGATTACTGCGTTCCTCCCGCGAACGGAGGAAAGCGGCATGACCAAGCTCAGTGATGTTTTGGATGCGATGCGCAACGGCGGCGCCGTACTGCACTTCAGTCTCATAAAGAGCCGACTAGTAAGGACTCCGATTTGGGAGCTTTACCAGAACGGCGGCATCACGACCATCAACTCCAGACAGGTGCGGGCTCTGATCAAGCATGGAGCCATCGTAAGCGCCGGTGACAGCCTGTTCGCCGACATTGTCCCCGCGCAGACATGGCGCGCCAACAAAGACGCAGCTGAAAACGTTCGCCCTGTTCTCCCTGCTAAGGGCAGCTTGCGGTGGAAAGATTGCGACGAGAGCCATTGTAGCGCCCGCGCCTCGCTCGTTGTTGGTGGGACGTACATCGTTGCGTGGGACGATACCCATTATTCCGGCAAGTACTGCTCGGGAGAAACGGTCCGCAATTTTTCTGTTTTTTATCAGCCTACAAAACAGCACGAACAAAACGATGTCAGCTGGCTGCTCCTTCGGAGCCTGGAGGACGCGAAGGCGCTTGCGCAGTTAGATCACGATAAGCGCAAAGGCCTGATCCTCCACTATGGCGACAAGCGCAACATCCCAGCAGAAGCCTGGAAGCAATTTCACGGCGAGCTGGAGGACTGGCAGCTGGAAAATAACCGAAGGCGGATCGCCGCGGAGGTCGCCGCGAGGAAGAAATCAACATGAGTTACGCCATGAAGATCATCACAGCCGATCAGCGCCTCGCCGAAAAGTCCGGCGCCAAAATTCTGATCGTCGGCCCCTCCGGCGTCGGCAAGACATCGCTGTTGCGCACCATGAGCGCGCAGATGCTCGCGTCGACCCTATTCGTCGATATCGAAGCGGGCGACCTTGCCGTGGCTGACTTATCTGTCGCTAGTGTACGTCCGCGTACATGGGCGGAGTGTCGTGACCTCGCCGCTGTGCTTGGTGGTCCTAATCCGGCGTTGCCAGCGAACGTCGTTTACAGCGAGGCGCACTACAATGAAGTCGTGAAGGACCCGGAGCGCGCGCGGCTCGCAGATTACACCATTCTTTTCGTCGACAGTTTAGGTGCCGCCCGTCGGCTTTGTTTTCTTCACGCCGAGCAACAACCGGAAGCCTTCACCGACCGCGGTAAAAAGGATCTGCGCCAAGTCTACGGACTGCACGCCCGCGATATGATCGCGTGGCTCAACCAGCTGCAGCATGCGCGTGGACGCAGCGTCATCTTCGTGGCGGTGCTCGAAAAGAATACCGACGAGCTCAACGTCGCGAGCTGGCAACCGCAAATCGAGGGCGCCAAGACCGGGCGCGAGCTCCCCGCGATCGTCGATGAGATCGTCACGATGACGTGGGTCAATTTTGGTGATGGCAAGCCGCCGACGCGCGCGTTTGTTGCGACGTCTCCTAATCCGTGGGGCTATCCCGCCAAGGATCGTTCGGGACGTCTCGAACAAATTGAACCCCCAAACCTTGGGGCGCTGCTCATAAAACTCACCGGCCCGGGCGAGCGTAAACCTTTCAACATCGTGCAAACCTAAAGGAGGAAGTGATGCCGGTCTTTGATTTCACCAATGCGAAGCCGCCGGAGTTCGAGCTGATCCCGGAAGGGGCAGTTGTGACCGTCTCCATCCACATCCGTGGCGGCGGTGTCGGCGACGAGGGTCTGCGCAAGCGCGGCGAGTCCGAGAAGGGCGTGCACGAAGCGCTTGATCTCGAGTTCGTCGTTCTCGACGGGCCCCACAAGGGGAAGAGGTTCTGGGACTACCTCGTCGTCGAGGGCACCGGCGATGGGCAGAAGAAGATGGCGGTGAGCAATATGCACACCCTCAAGCTTTTGCTCGACAGTGCGCTTGGTCTCGATCCGAAAGACGAGAGCCCAGAGGCTCGTGCGGCTCGCACTGTGAGTGAGAGCTGGTTCGAGGGTCGGGTCTGCATGGTCAAAATTGGCAAGCAGAAGGGTGGCCAGCCCAGGAAGGGCGGCGGAGTTTACCCGGACAGCAACTGCATCGCCGAGGTGATCACAAAGGGCAAGCAGGGCTGGCAGCCGATGGAGCAACCACCGCCGTTTGATCCCGGTAGCACGCCTTCGTCCTCCACGCCTTCTACTCCAGCGGCACCTGTCCAGCGGCCGAAGTGGGCGTGAACGAGAAAGCATGAGTGAGAAACACGATGGCAATACGCAATCCCATCGGAACGGTCTCGCTGAGCGCGCTCGAGGACATACGGCAGAGGGACGCCACTACCGCCGCGATCGCGGGCGCGCGCAGCGTCATTCAAATGAGTGGCCCGATCACCCCAGGCACGCCGATCGGGCGGCTCTCGGATACGGAAATGGGTTGGCTTGTTTCCGGTGTGTTGTTCGCCTGGATCAGCAAACGGGCTGAGCAGGCGGCGGCAGATCAGATCGATGCTGAGCAGCTTATCCGCTTGACCGCGCGCGACCCCCAGCCATGGGACGGCGGCGCGGTGGAGCTGATCTTGCCCGATCTCGTCGACGCCTGCTCGGGGATCGATTGGGGAAAGCCGGTCACCGACTGGCCCAAGGATGACGTCGTCGAGTTCTTGCTCAAGGCGATGCCGCTCATTCGCAAGGCAATGCTCGCACGCGATCTCAGCTCCAAAGGCGTCACCCAGCAGGCGAGTGCCGCCACGATCGCGCGGCAGGCCAATGCTGGGGCGGGTGGTCCGCTGATGGAGCCGGGCGAATTCAACGACGAGATCGGAATCTAGAAAGGGGACAGGGGACAGATATGACCGAAACAAAAATCAAGTACGACGATGTCAAGTACAGGGGATTCAAAATCAGGTTCGATGCTGACGGCGCGATCAGCCAAGCCCAGCTCAAGGCTATGGACGATGAAACTCTGAAGTTCGTCCGCAAGGTAATGAACGAGTTTGTTGAGCGAGGCATCTTCGAGATTGTCGGGCTAAACGAACACGGTGAGCCAGTCTATCGGGGGATATAAGTTGAAGGGAAGGACCGTGGCGCAGCGTCTCTCCGGCTTCGAGCGAATTCCTGACGAGGCCTACGGCACGCGCCTTTCATGGCCGGTGGCCGCGCTGCTCGCGCATCTGCCCGACGCCGCGCCGGCATGGGACGCAGCCGCGGGCGATGGGCATCTCGTCACTAATTTGAATGCGCTCGGCGTCGAGACCGTCGGCACGACCGATGATTTTCTTGCTCGGTATAAACCGCCACTGGGCACCCGCTCGCTCATTTGTAATCCGCCTTACGGAGAAAAGCGTCACGGTGAAACGGCGATAGCTTTCATCCGGCATGCACTGGGTTTGCGCATACCTATCGTTGCGTTCCTCCTCGCCGTCGATTTCGACAGCGCTATCACCCGGCAAGATGTCTTTCGCTATTGCCCGAGCTTCGCGGGGAAGATCGTTTTACTTCGCCGTATTGTCTGGTTTTCGCATCCCGACAAGCGCGAGGCACCGTCCACAAACCACGGGTGGTACCTTTGGCGGCGCGATCATGATGGTCCGCCAATTATCCGGTACGCGCCATGATCACATCGCCCACACCTTGTCATTGCGGCGTGCCTGGCGTCTTCGGTTATTGGCGCAATGGCATGCGCAACGGCACGATGGATTGGTTCTGTACCGAGCATCGCTTAGGCCGATGGTACGCCGACGCATGTCGTTCGGAGGCCGACGCCAATCGGGCCCACGCCGAGCTGCGGATATCACCGAGTGAGTTGCCGGATTTACAGACGCTCGTCCTCGAGCATGGCACGGAGTTCGATCGCGCCATGGCAGCGTGGCAACTACGGCGGCAAGGAGCAGTGCGATGTTGAATTTGAATCGTGCGAGTCTCTCATTGGAGCCGATCAATACCGCGATCAATGCAACGCTCGGACGTGTGGTCGCGCACACAGAGCGACCGCGCGAGCAATATCTCGGCGCCTCGATCCTTGGGCATGAATGCCTGCGGCGTATCCAATTTGAATGGTGGTGTCGCTCAGACCTAATCCCCGCCCAGGACCGCGAGCGGTTTGAGCGCGGGTATTATTTCGAGAGGCGCATGCGACAGCATCTCGAGCGCGCCGGCTTCAAGTTTGCGCCACCCGAGGCGACAAGGTTCACCGCGGTTGATGGTGTGCTGCGTGGACACGCTGACGGAATCATTATCCATGGTCCTGACCTGCCGGGCGCCTATCTGATTTATCCGTTCGTGTGGGAGCACAAGGCGCTCAAAGCCGCGAGCTGGCGCGAGATTGAGCGTGATGGGCTCGAGAGAAGGCATTCCAACTATCTCGTGCAAGTCGCGCTCTATCAGGCGTATCTCGATATCCGCAATCCCGCATTGTTCAGAGTCACGAACGCGGCACGTGTGAGTGGCTGCACTTTCTTGTGCCGTTTGACGCCGAGCGGGCGCAGGCCTGGAGCGACCGCGCCGCTAACATTATCGCAGCGACGCGCGCTAGCGAGCTGCTTTCGCGTGGGTTCGACGATCCCGAAAAATTTCCCTGTAAGCAATGTCCCTATCGAGAAAAATGCTGGCGATGAGAAATGAATGCTCCTGCTCGCAATCCGCTCGATGACTTCCTGCGCAAGCTGGTCGCCTGCGCGCGCTTGTTGGCGAGCGACAGGGCGGGTGAACGCGAAGCTGCAATAGCTGGAATCCAACGGCTATTCATGGGCGCCGATACCAACACCACGAACGCGCTCGCCGATCGTATCGAGGGCGGCGGACTAAGCGAGACCTACAAACAGCAGGTACGAGATGCGGTCGCGACCCGAGAGGCTGCGGCCTACGCCAAGGGAGTGAGGGCAGCGGAAGCGAGATTTCGCCCTGACGGTCAGCTGACGTTTGTCGAAGTAGCGCTATGCATGCAACGTCACCTCGATCGCATCCCGCCGGACAAGCACGAGTTCATCAACAAGATGGCGCTCTATGCCCGCCAAGACCTCGAGCCGTCGCCAAAGCAAGGCAAGTTTTTATTCGACCTTTTTGTTCAGTGCCTCAACGGGAGGATCATGTGATGGACTCGGACATACAGTTTGCCCGTTGCAGCCCCGGGGATGACCGCCGGTTGCTGGTATGCCCGCAATGCGGCGGTAACGTTTTGCACCAAGGCGAACCGAGCATGCATCGCTATGGGCTGGCGCTCAAATTTTCTTGCCGATACTGCGGGTGCGTCAGCGGGCTAGCGATCTCCCCACACAACGGACGGACACTGATCTATTGGCGTTAACAGAGAAGGAGTGACAGTATGAGCCCGCAAGCGCAGACTGCTCCTCAGACCGCGCTCGAGGCCGCGCTTGATTATGCGCGTCGGGAGATACCGAACTTTCCCTGCAACCCGATCGACAAGCGCCCGCTCACCTTACATAGCTTCAAGGATGCGACCATAGACGAGGCGCAAATCCGCGCATGGTGGGCGCAGTGGCCCAATGCCATGATCGGTCTTCCAACCGGCTGTAGAAGCGGCATTTGGGTACTTGATACCGACAAGGACCCTAGCAAGCAAATCGATGGTGAGGTTGCGCTTGCGCAGCTCGAGGCGCGGAATGGCCCGCTGCCTAAGACGCGAACGTCGCTCACCCCACGCGGCGGCAAACACCGCTTGTTCCTGTGGGACAGCAATGTCGACATCCGCAACAGCGCCAGCAAGATTGGTCCCGGCATCGATGTGCGTGGCGAGGGTGGTTATATCTGTGTGCCGCCATCGCAGACCGCCAGCGGCGGAATGTACTGTTGGGAAGATGAGAATATTGGACCGGTGCAAGCACCAGCATGGTTGATCACGCGTGCGCGGACCAAGCGGATGACTGCCCGAGCGCGCGCGGCTCTCGACAGCGAATTTAAGAACGTCGCCGCGGCGCAACCGCACACGCGTAACACCACACTCAATACCGCTGCCTTTAATCTATTTCAGCTCGTTGCCAGTGGTGAGCTCGACGAGCAGGACGTTCGCGATCGGCTGTTCGAGGCGGCGGAGATTTGTGGATTAGTTGCCGATGATGGCGCGTCGCAGGTGTGGGCGACCATCAACAGCGGCGCCGCGGCCGGTCGGCAGCAGCCACGCTCATCGACGCAACCATTACCGCAGGTAGGCCTTCCCGTTATCCAGGTCATGGATGGTGCGCTGCTTCAGATCCTCGATGAGATCGAGGACGCGCTATTGGCGTCGGGGGCGCTGATCTTCTCGCGCGCTGGCCGCCTGGTCGAGCCCGTCACCGAGAGCATGCCGGCAGCCGACGGGCGCAAGACCCCGGTCGCGCGGTTGCGTGAGCTCTCACCTGAATCATTCTTAGGTCTGGCTGCAGCAGCCGCCAGGTTTCAGAAGTACAAGCGCAAGACCTTGGCTGACATCGACCCGCCGATGCAGCATTTACGCGTCATCCTCGCGAGCGAACGGCGCTGGCGCTTTCCGCATGTTACCAGCGTCATCACCATGCCGACATTGCGTCCGGATGGTTCGCTGTTGATCGAGCCGGGCTATGACCCTGAGACCGAACTCTGTCTGATGCCAGGATTTGAAATCCCACCGATACCGGAGCAGCCGAGCAAGGATCAGGCGAGGGCACAACTCAAGTTGCTGATCGATCTGCTATCTGAATTTTCCTTTAAGGGCACTGGTAGTGACAAAGGCAGTGACGGTGAGCGGGAACACCGGCTCAATCGTTCGGTCGCGCTATCGGGACTGTTGACGGCCTTGGTGCGTGGTTCGCTGCCTACCGCGCCCACGCACCTGATCCGCGCGCATATGGCGGGCACCGGTAAGAGTTACCTGGTTGATGTCTTCGCAGCCATCGCCACCGGCCGGCTGTGTCCGGTGATCACGGTCTCGAAGAGCGTGGAAGAGACCGAGAAGCGTCTCCATGGAATTGTTCAGAGCGGCATCGCCATCGTCTCGCTCGATAATTGCATGCACGATCTTGGCGGCGAGTGCCTGTGCCAGGTTTCCGAACGGCCGGTGATCAAGATCAGGATTCTCGGCAGCAGCGACACGCCGGACTGCGATGTCCACACCGCCGTCTATGCCACCGGCAACAACATTGGCTTCAAGGGTGACATGATCCGGCGCGGGCTGCTGTGCAATCTTGAAGCACTGGATGAGCGGCCGGAGCTGCGCGAGTTCGAGCGTGATGCACTGAAGACGGCGCGGGCTAACCGAGCGACCTACGTTGCGGCCGGGCTCACGGTCATGCGCGCCTACCTCGCTGCCGGCGCGCCCGGTGTCTGCAAACGTTTCGGCAGTTACGAGGACTGGTCGCGCATGGTGCGCGCACCGCTCGTTTGGTTGGGCGAGCCGGATCCGGTCGCGAGCATCGATACGACCATGGTCGAGGACCCTGAGCTCGCCGATGTCCGCGAGCTATTTGGGCTGTGTGTGCAGGTGTACGCGCCCGACGCGGTCTACGCGACCAAGACTTTCATGGATGCGGCCGATGCGCCGCCGGCTGGCTACAACACGAACCTATGGCGAGACCTGCTCCTGCGCGTAGCCGGCGACAAGGATGGTGATATCTCAGCCAGGCGGCTTGGTGATTGGTTGCATCAGATCAGCGGTCGTGTGGTGCGCCTCGAGGACGGCAGGAGGTTCCGGCTGGTCAGAGAGCCGCACGTTTTGCGTGGCCGCGCCCAATATCGCCTCAAGGAAGTTACCTGACCATGGTGGGGAGGTGGGTATGGCGGACATTCACCAGGAGTTCCCCACCTTTTCACCTGTGTTCTCCCGCGTAACTAATAGAGAATGTCCGCCATGCCCACCAGGCCACCATGGGGGTGGTTCATAAAGGAGTGGTTCAATGAGCAATGAGCAGAACATCACCGGTCGCGGCGAGAGCGCCCCAGCCAAGTCAGAACTCGAGAGCTTCCTCGCCGAAGTTAGGGAGCTTGCCGCTGACAGCGGTGGTGGCCGGGGACGGATCATCTTCGCCCTCGATGCCACCCAGAGCCGGCATGAGACCTGGGATATGGCCATGGGGCTCCAAGCCGAGATGTTTCGTGAGGTCGCGAATGCCGGTGGGCTCGAGGTGCAGCTGCTCTACTATCGCGGTATCAGCGAGTGCAGAGCGTCGAAGTGGACCACCGATACCAGGCATCTCACCACTGATGAATGGCATCGAATGCAGGTCTGGCCACACCCAGATCGGCAGAGTCCTCGCCCATGCTCAGACGGAAACCAAGCTGATGCGGGTTGGGGCGCTGATCTTTATTGGCGATGCGCTTGAAGAAGAACCGGATGAACTCATTCCCGCGGCGCACGAACTCGGACGCTTAGGCATGCCGACCTTTATGTTCCAAGAAGGTGACGATCCCCAAGTCAAGCGGACTTTTCGTGAGATCGCGACTGCGACCCATGGCGCCTACTGTCGGTTCGATCAAGGGTCAGCGCATCAACTGGGTGAACTGCTCAAGGCTGTGGCGGCCTTTGCTACTGGTGGATTGAAGGCGCTCGAGGGTCGCAAGGATGCTGGCTCCGTCAAACTGCTCACGCAGTTGAAGTCGGGGACTTCGAAATAGGAAGCCTTAGAGGAAAAAGCTATGATGGCTGAATGTTTCGCTTGAGCTCCCTCCGCCAGGCATACGCTTTGGGTCGTCGCCATGCCAGGGCGCAGGCACGCCGTGAGCTTGATGAACTGGCCTGCCGCCTTCACAACGAAGTCTGCGAGATCGCGAACGAGATGACCTCCCGTTTGCGCGACGAGATCGTTCGGCTCACGAACGAGGTGTCAGCCGCGCGCGACGAGTTTCACCGGCTCCAGAACCGGGACGCCGAGCAATTTCGCAGATTGCAAGAGCAGTTGGATGCGGCTACGGGCGAGTTGATTCGCGACCGATACATGCGCGCCGTCGAGGAAGCGGAGCACGAGCGAACGTTCTTCGACATATCGCTGCACTAAGGGAGCATCGGCTCGACCCCCGGGGGAATATCGAACTAAAGCTTTTGCGATCGTGCAAGAAATTGATTCGATTGATGGCGCTGGGGCGGGGGGCAGGTTCGGAATTTTCGAGCAAGGCTTACCTGCGAGCGCGGCGACACTCGAAAGCTCACGGTTTTAAGAATTTTCTGCGCGTAATGCCTTTGCGCCGGAAACGCGTTAGGCTCGCCAATGTGCGGGGCGAAATTCGGGGCCAAAAAGCCCCCAGTTTCCGGCACAGAAAACGAGCCCAAAAAATAGACCAGCATGTTCGATCCGGCCACGTCCTCGATTGCACCGCCGCGAAAGTTCGGCATTCCCGGTTCGTCCTTATGGGATGCCATCCAATCCGAATACCGGATCGACGATCCCGCTGGGCGTGAACTGCTAGCGCAGGCGTGCGAGGCCGCCGATCGAGTTGCGACTTTGGCCGAAAAGATCAATGCTGATGGCGCGGTGATCGAGACCAAGAACGGGCCCAAGCCGCATCCAGCACTGAAGGACGAACTCGCCGGCCGCGCGTTTATTTGCCGGACGCTTGAGCGCCTGGGGCTCAATCTCGAGGCGATTAAGCCGGTCGGCGGCCCGACGGCGTGGAAAAAACAGCAACGCAAGGAGCCTCCAGGTGCCGACTAACCGAAAATATCTGCGGCGGTCGCAGCGGGCACCCATAAGCAGCGTCCAGGAGATGGAGTTGTGGATGGGTCCGAGCCGTCACGGTTCCGCCTTCGCGAGCGAAGCGCAGCGGCGCGAAGCCTGGTTTCGCCATCGCGAGCGGCTGATGGCGTGGTGGGGGCAGGATGGCCGCCGTCCGTTGGCTTGGTGGGCGTACGAGGCGCCTGAAGGCTTGAAGTATCCTGGATATGATTACCAGAGACCGGTCTTATACGAGGCCGGCGTGCTCAGCGCGGAGGAACGAGCTCGATTAGAGGCATACTGGCGCGAAGAATTTGATCGTTCCTGGGATCCGCATTTTTTCCATTGCGCTGGGCCTGGGAAGATTTTCAAGGGCGACGCTGCGCGCGTGAAGCATTGGCTTTGGATGGATCTGCCGCTTGAACTACACGACCGGTGGATGGCCGAACGCGAGCAGGGCGGCCAGGCGGTTTGTTGGCCGGCGGAGGAAGAGGGCGCTCCGGAGCATCAGGAGGCCGCCGAGGGCTCCCGCGCCGACGAGGTCATCGAGTGAGTGCGCCAGCCGCAAGCTGGTGCGATCCAGCCGGTGGAAGTCCGGCCCAAGTAAGGAGTAGCGTCCGCTTGG